AGTACCTGTCGAGAATCTTCTCCGTAAAGAAGCCAGCGGCCACTGACCAGATCCCATCAGGGATACCACTGGCCTCGTCAAAGATCACCATCATGCCGTCATGGTTGTGGACACCGGCATACGAGTCTGGGTTTTCTTCACTCCAGAGCTTACCCTCGGCGGCCCAGTACCGTGTGCCCTTCTTAAGGTCACGCTCAACCAAATCAGTCAACCACGCAGCAGGTACCAGCTTGGTAGCACTCGGCTCCCACCAGTGCGAGTTGATGCTCATGGTGGCCCACTTGGTCAACTCACCCCAGGTCACCGTTCTCAACTGGTTCTCGCTGTTAGCCGATACGATGACGCTACTACCTATCCGGGTACTCAGCATCCACAGGATCAACCACGACACCAGTGCTGACTTGCCAATTCCCCGGCCCGAGCTTACAGACCGCCTGAGCGCGTCCATGTCCAGCTTACCCTTGTTCTCTTTGATGTGCTCGGCGATCCTACGTAGTGCTCTCCTCTGCCAGGCTCGTGGTCCTTTGAAGTGCTCGAGTGGGGTGTTCTTCTGCCCCCACGGGAACGCAAACAGCACAAATGTCTCAGGGTTGTCAGCAACCTGCGAACTCCACAACTGAGTCATCAGGGTCTGTTCGTCCTCTGGGGAGTAAATGGGTTTCTGCATCAGTCTGTCCTCGGCTCCACATCAATCACATCGGCCTCGACGATACGGGCCCGAGCAGCACTCAGGGCATCGGTGATGCTGATCCCACCGGTCAACTCGATGTTGGTCGTCGCGCCGTACTTCTTACGGTTGTGTGCTCCCATGAGCCACTTGCGCGTGTCGATCTTGAGCTTGGACCGGTTCACATCTTCCAGCGAGTCATCGGCATCGGCAATCTCAATGATCTCGCCAGCCATGAACTCCGTGCGCATCTCCTGAGCCTCGTCAAAGAGTTGCTTGCGGGTCGGGTCTTTCTTGATCCACCGGTAGAAGTCGTTGTAGTCGATGTCCCGCTGGTCGTCCCGCAGCACTTGGGACAGCGACATGCCGTGGGCAATCGAGTCGATGGCTCGCATGAAGACCTGCTCATACTGTACGAGTACGAGTGCTTTGCCCTCTGGTGAGGGTTTCGGAGTTGCAGGCGCGGGGTCCAGCCAGTCTGGTAGCAGTGTGACATCTGCGCCTACGGATTGCTGATGTGGTGTGTCCATAGTGCCTATAGGGTAGCACATGTGTGAGCTTGTGTGTCATGAGTGGTACTGAACCCATTGGGTCTGTGGATCAATGAGAAATTTTATAAAAATTTTGTCTGATACCGCCGCTGCCGTGACCCTTGGCGCTCGGCCCTACCCCACCCCCTCGGAGCCGCGACACCCTGCACCCTGATGTTAGTGAGTACTGACTAACATAACCATGACACCCTGACCCGCTGGGTCAGTGAATCCATGCATCAATCCATGACCCGCTGGGTCAGTGTGACATCAGTCACAAGTGACGCACTCACCCTGTGGGTCATTGTTACCCGCTGGGTCAGTGCATTACCCGCTGGGTCACCAGACGCATGACCCAATGGGTCAATTGGGGCAAAAATCCGGGTTTTTGAGGGCGAGTGCGTCAGGTGTGACATCGCGCGGGCGAGGGGTCGATTTACGACTTTTTGAAATAGGTCTTTTATTCTGGTTTTCCCAGAACCCCTTACCCTTCTGTAAGTCACAAGTGGCGCACCGATACAGTAGACACCCAGCGGGTAAGGGTAAGCACTTAGAAACATTTATTTGTAGAGTAGTTGACCCGCTGGGTTAAAACCATGTTAAGATGCAACTGTGCAAAGTCGCACGGTAACCTGTAAGAGTAAAACCATGAGCCCAGCTGTCACCACTTATCTGTACATGCGTGAGTCGCAACAATTGCGCCCAATCGATGCATGCACTGATGCCGCGCAACTGCACAATTTAACCGTGCCTGCGCTCGCTGCCGTTTTGATCGCATTGGATATCGATGTTGTCCGTTTGTCCTTGATCTGAGGGGTACACCATGAACCGCCACCAATTGACCTACATCGACATGCATCCCCAACCCGTAACCCGTGGCCGTGAGTGGCCGTGGGTTATTGCCACTGTTGCCGTCTTCGCGCTGATCGGCGTTTTGCTTGCTTGGAGGGGCTGACTATGAACTACACCACACCGATCACGAGTGCTGCCGATGCCGAAGGGTTCCTTTTCCAACTTTATCAACTGGGTTTGAGTTTTCACCCAGAGAACAACGCGCACCACATCATCAACGGCGCCACGGGTCAACCCTTGTTTACCTTTGGCGAAGCTGACTTGATAAACGAACGCATGGAGGAGGTTTTTACCTTCATGACCGACCCTTGCGCCTATTTACTCGACATCACCACATCAACCGACCGTAACTGAAAGAAACCACATGCCTAAAATTTCCATTACATCTAAGCTTGACGGTATCCGGTCATGGTCCCTTCAGGCTCTTGACACCTGCCCGGGGTCAATCGAATCGCCCGGGGTGTTGGTTGACGCATGCAAGGGATGCTACGCAACGGGCGGGCGATACGCTATGAATAGCGTCAAGGCACCCCGGGAATTCAACCGTGCAGACTGGCAACGCATCGAATGGGTTGATGACATGGTGGCCGAATTGGAAAAGGACCGATATTTCCGCTGGCTTGATTCTGGTGACCTTTACTCGCTGGCGCTGGCTGAAAAGGTCTTAGAGGTCATGACCCGGACACCGTGGTGCCGTCATTGGTTGCCAACTCGCATGCACAAATTCCCAAAATTCTTGCAAGTGCTTCGCGCCATGCAAGCCTTGGACAATGTATCGGTGCGCTTTTCCGCTGATTCGATAACCGGGGAATACATCCCCGGTTTGCACGGATCTGTTATCGGACCCAGTGCCGATACATTCCAAGATCATCCCGGCGCGTCATTGTGCCGCGCATACGAACATGACGGCAAATGTTCGGGTTGCCGCGCATGCTGGGATAAAACAATCCCCCTGATCTGCTACCCGGCGCACGGCCAAAAGATGGCCCGGGTTATCCGTTTGCAGGTGGTAGCAGCATGACCGACAAATTTACACAAACCGATGTCGCCAGCATTGCAGAGATAACGGCGTTTTTATACGCTGGCGCGTTGCAGCATCCCACATTAGGTGCCAATGGCAAAGGCATGTGCTTGGATAGTTGGTCCGGGCATACGGGGTTTGTAGGCCATTGCACAAACTATGCAATTGCAATCGATGCATGGTTGACCACGCGAACCGATGATTTCCCCGGCGTTTTGGCTTATGAGTTGATTGAACCAATGGGGGAATGGTTGATCGAAAAATTCCACTACCCGCCACCCGTGGCCGATGTCTTGGAATATTTCAAAGTTGAGTTTATCGCATGGATTGAAAGGTAAACCATGACCGAATCACCAATTCCCGGTTACGTTCACAATCCAAACCCTGACCGATATCCAACCCGGTCAGACTGGCCGAAACCGGGCACAAAGGGCACTCATAGGGGCCGCCCGGTCACACTCATGACCGTCTGGCACCAGTACCGCGCACTATTCCAAACCGGGCCATATTCCACAATGAATGCCAATTTACAGGACTTTATCCCATGCGAGTGAAAGAATTTTGGCAATGGCTAATCGATTTAGCCGATGCCACCGATGATGCACCGATAGATCTACCCAGTGCAGAACATGCCTTTTTAATGGGGCGCACCGTGGCCCAATATTTGGAGACCTTGAACCATGCATAACACCCCAGAACAAAACGAAGCATTCCGGCGCGCATGGGATGCGACAAATGCGCGATGGAAGGCTCAACAAAATCAACCCGTGAAAGATTCAAAATGATCAATCTTGAAAACCTACAGGCCGAAGAGGCCGAACGATTAGCCTATTCTGAGGGATACCCGGGCACCGCCCGGTTATTTGCCCGGATCGATGACCTGCAACGGGCATTAGGGCAGGCAGTCGCTGCCCTTTATTTGATTGAAAATGATGCCGGAACCATCAAGCATGCCCGGATGATCACTCATGATGCAATTGTCAAAATTTCACCGGTAACCGATGCCGAAGGGATCATTTAATGACAACGTGGCCTTTTCCCCCGCCCGGTGGCCCCATACCGTGGACACCTGAGCAAATCGAACGATACGCCCGGGAACAACGCGAAGCGCTACCCCCTGCACCATTTGTAGGGGTGACCCTATGAGCGCTCTAATCGTTGCCGTCATTGTTGCCGCTGTCATTGCAGTATGGGACAGTTAACCCAGCATATCCCGCACCCCAAAGCCCCTAAATTAGCGTTTAGGGGCATTTTTTGACCCTTACCCTACCCAACCCCCATGACCGACAAAAAACCCCCTCAAAACCCCGAATTCGTGGCCGCACTGGCCGCACTAATCACCCGCCACCAGTTGACCGAAGCCCAATCGGCCACCCTATTGGGTGTCCCCGTGTTCACTTTGCGCAAATGGCGCACGGGTAGCCGTGCCCCTAATGCTGCCGCCGTGCGACTGGTGGAGGTGTTCGACCTGCTGGCAGTGCTGGCCCCTGCGATCCTGGCTGGCCTGATTCCAACGCCTGACCCCGTCATGCCAAAGCGACCCCGCACCAAAGTAACCAAGACTGGAGAATCGAAGTGAACCACACTGAAGCCGAATACATCAACGAAGGCGCACGATACGAACGCGCCAACAACACCGAGAGCGCACGGGCCATCGCCTACAAGCTCCGGGCCATGCTGTCCAGCGAGAGGCCCGAGGACCAGAGTTATGCGCGGGAGCTTATTGAAAAGGGACGCAAGGAGGCACGAGCATGACCAAAGACGAAGCACTCGACAAGGCGCTGGAGGCGATGGAACACGGCGTGGCTACCTGTTTTGACAGGTGCGCTCATGAGCAAGTAATGAGCAGACCAGAGCACTTCATCAACCAAGCCATCACCGCCATCAAGCAAGCCCTTGCAGCACCTACTGTGCAGGAGCCTGTGGGTGAAGTGTCAGGTCACGACTGGAGTACGGGGCTGCTTTACAGGGACTTGGAACCCGGAACACCCCTCTACACCACCCCACCCGCAGCACAGCGGCAATGGGTTGGGCTGACGGATGAGGAGATTCGGCACATCAATAGGAGCACCATGAGCTTGCCCATAGAAGAAGTGCTGAATTCTTTTGCCCGAGCCATCGAAGCCAAACTCAAGGAGAAGAACACATGACCGAGTGCAAACACCGGTGGGAGCCGACCAACTTCGGCATCAAGTATCGCAACCCCGGCAGCTACTGGTACAAGTGCGCCCGGTGCAACAAAGTTATTTACACAATTCTTTTGGAGAAGCAAGCATGAAAAAAGGGGCCATTGGCCCCCTTGTTACTCCAGCAATTCAGCCCCATGCACTCGGGGCTTTTCTTTTCTGGACAGCCTGTATATCTCGTCCAGTTGGCGCTGCTTCGCATCGATCACGGCCTTACGGTGATCCTTGAACTGCACGGCCAGTGCAGGGTTGATGGCCCACTGGGCATGGTGCTGGTTCTCTTTGCTGCCGTCATCCATACGCATGACCCATCGGCCCTGCTCCAGTGGGTACATGGCCCCATAGATCATTTGATCCTGCTGCCACACGTTGACCTTCTCGATCTGACGCCGGGCTGACCGTTTGATCTCGGCTAGGGTGATGGTGGACTCGTCAGCGTGTTGGATGATGTAGTCACGCAGCCAGGTGTCGAAGTTGGACGCACCGGACAACTCGGACAGGGCATACCGATAGGCCGGGACAACGTAGGACTGCACCATCTCAATCACCCGCTTGGCAATGTCTGCCGACACCGTGATGCTAAAGGGCGACTCGATCAGGTGGAACATGAGCATGATGCGACCAGTCAAGCCCTCGATCTTGCCAAAGGCGGTCATGAAGGTATCGTCAGACTGGAGTAAGCGCTCGTCATTGCGTTTGCTGTCGTACCAGTCCTGGAACTCTTGAAACAGGACTTTGGCCTCGGGGGACAACTGGTAGGTCATCGCAGGCAGGGCAAACACAATCCGCAGGGTCTGCTCCCATTGGTCTTTGTTGAGCAGGTAGTCGGGGATCTCCACGGGCTTGCGGGTCAGGTCACCGTTCAGGATGCAGGGCACGAAACGCTGCACCAGACCATCGGCCGACAGGTTGTGCAGGTTTTCCCTAAAAACTCGGGGTTGGATGTTGCCGTAGATTGAAACGGCCAGGTTCTCAGCGTAGATCGACCCACTACCTACCCGATCCATCTCATAAGGGGACGACTCGTAAGCCTTGACCCATGCCGAGCGATCCTCGCCGCTGGCCTTGTCGGTGAGCTTCCTCACCCAACTGTTCATCTCGTCCAAGGCGCACAGCAGCCCACGGGGACGATCAGCAGCCAGTCGCACCAGCTTCTGGCTGGTCACGTCATCCACGGTGATGCGAAGGGGCACGGGCTGGGGTGGCAGGTCGTGAACCACCGGAGCCTGATCGCCTGAGAGCATCGCCTCGGGGCTGGCTGAGAACTCCAAGAATGCCTTTTTGCTTGAGGCATACATGGCCTCTTGACCCTCCCACTCCAGCAGCGCCTTGCCGTGGCGTGGGCGATCCTCGTGCTCTAGGTGCTTCAGCGGGGCCAGCATGGGCGCACTGCCCGGTGTCTTCTTGTCGGCCGGGGCACCGATGGTCATCAGCCACAGCACCGGGGGCACCTTAAAGTCTTTGATGAGTTCGAGTCGGGTACGAGCATCGACCACACCGCAGACAGCGGCCAGCCCTGCGAACAGGGGCACCAGCGGGTCACAGCCCACTGTTTGGCCGATCTCGCCAGCACGTCTAGCGATCACAGCAGGCCACAGGGATACATCCATCATCGGTGGCCGTGGCCGCAGGTCAACGATGACCGACTTTGGGTCGGCGGGAGCCTCCACAGCGGAGAACATGGCCGTGATGTCGGGCAGCGGCCGGGTCCAGCCATACTGCTTGGCGATGTGGAACAGGCTGCCCAGCTTGACGGCCGTGGCCTTGTCATTCTTGAAGCTGGTCCATTGGGCGATAATGTCTTTCTCGCCAGGGTACTTGGCCGAGGGCAAGGACCAGTCATTCCACAGCGTCAGTGCCGGGTCGAGTTGGTCTGTTTGTTCGCCAGCCCACTTGAGCGCCATGCCCACCGTGACCCACTCCTCTCGGGAGCAGTTGGGGCTGATGGCCTCAAGGGCTGTTCGTATGTCTTCCCATGAGGCATCGACAGCATCGCCCGTGCCGATGGTGCGCTCCTTGTCCTGCGCCAGCAGGGTCTGCCACAGGTCGAGCAGGGGCTGAGGCACAGTAGGCAGTCGCGTCCAGTGACCCTTGCCTGCCCAGCGGTAGGGCTGGAGCGTGGCCGGGTGGATCGATGGGGGCATGACATCTTGCACCGTCAGGCCGTTGGCCGTGGCGCAGCGTAGCTCGTAGGCCGTGACCCCGTTGATGAGGATCTTTTTGGATGGGAGCGCCAGGCCAAAGGGCATCTGGTACAGCAGCTTGCCGTGACCAGCCCTGCCCGAGTCCACGATGACAGCATCGTTGGCATCATACAACTCTTGCAGATTGATGCCATGCTGCTTGAGCGCCGTGGTAGTAGTGTCCCACTCGTCGATGTCCAAGGCCATCGTGCCGCTGTAGGCATGGGCCAGCCCGATGCCGTAGCCACTGGGCAGATCGGCCTGAGATTTGAGGGCGTTGTTCTTGACGTTCCAGCCAGGTGTGCGTGGGCCTTTGGTGCCTGCCGGGATGGGCACCAGTGACCAGCCGTGCCGGATGTACGCATCGATGGATGCCGGGTGCGCTTGCACTGTAGGGATTGCTGTCATAAAATGGGTTCGCTGGTGAATGCAGTTGCCAGTGTGTACTTCATGGATTTCTCCTTTTCAAGCCCCGGTCTAACCACCGGGGCTTTTCTTTTTTGCAAAAATAATTTCAAAACCGTTGCACAATCGTATCACAGTCTGCTACACTTGCGTCAACGGTCAAGGAAATTATTTATGACAACCCCACCAAAATCAGCGTTCATGACTGTCCGAGTGACAGACAAGACGCGCACCAAGTTTCATGAGAAAGCACGAAAGATCGGAACCCCGAGCGAAGTGCATCGTGAAATCGTCGAGGCGTTCGTTGAAGACCGCCTCACAATTCAACCCCCTGTAACCCGTAATCTGGAGAAACTTTATGTCACTGGAAAATAAAATCGAAGCCCTGACTGCTGCTGTGGTCGCCCTGACTGCCAAGCTGGAGTCGAGCAATGTAGCACCCGTTGCACCTGTTGCGCCAACACCCGCCCCTGTGGTACAAGCTGCCCCGGTGGTGACCGCCCCTTTGGTTCAAGCTGCCCCTGTGGCGGCACCTGTTATGCCTGCACCCCCTGCCTTCGTGGCTCCAGCAGTGAACCCATCGCCTACTGCAACAGCGACTACTACAACGAGTAACGCACCGTTCACTGACGGCAAGGGTCTGATCGACTACGTCATGGGCGCATACAAAGCACTCGGCGCTGCCAAGGGCGCACAGATTCAGAACGTGCTGGTGGGTCTGGGTTACCAGAACATCAACGATGTGAAGCCCGAGCACTACGGTCAGTTGTTCGCTGGTGTGGAAGCACTCAAGTGAGCACCCACGCCCAACTGTCTCCATCGAAACGTAGCCGTTGGGCCTTGTGCCCTGGCTCGATTCGAGAGGAGGCCAAGTACCCCGAGCAAGACAGCGGCCCCGCTGCCAAGGACGGGACACACTCGCACACGCTGCTTGAGATGTGCGTTAAGTCAGGCAGGTCTGCTCACTCGTATGTCGGTCAACTGATTACTGATCACGACGGCTCGTTCCACGTGGACGTTGACCGTGCAGTCCGTGTGCAGACTGCTCTTCACTACATCGAAAAACGAATAGAGGAAGAGTCCACACCGTTCTTCATCCCCAAGGTGATCAGCGAGACTCGTGTTGACCCCGAGCACCTGCTCGGCCGTGACGACTTGTCGGGCACTGTGGACGTGCAGATTCAAGGGCATGAAATCCTTGAGTTGATCGACTACAAAGACGGCATGGGAATTGTTAGCGCCGAAGGCAACTTGCAGCTTGAACAGTACGCCTACGGTGTCCTAGCTGGCTACAAGTTGCCCGTTAACGGTGCCTACCCGTTCAAGACTGTTCGCATGACGATCATCCAGCCCAAGCTGGCCCTGCGTGGCATGGCACCCATCACATCGCATAATGTGTCGGTGCATGACCTGCTGGCGAACATGGGTACAATCATCACGCAAGCTGCTGCAACTGATAAATCAGATGCACCACTTGTACCGGGTGAAAGTCAATGTAAATTCTGCCGTGCCAAGGGTTCCTGCTCTGCGCTGGCAAGTAACGTAATGAAGGAGGTCGGGATCATGTTCCAGCCTGTCGTAACGCAAACACTCGATGTCGCACAGCAAAGTGCCGACAAAGATCCATCCACGATGGACGATGCCCAGATCGCTCAGATCATGGAAGCTGCTCCCCTGATGCGCCAGTTGCTCGAAGGTGTCGAAGCCGAAGCCCTGCGCCGCCTGCAAGCTGGTCAAACCATCCCCGGCATCAAGCTGGTCAATGGTCGTGGCTCTCGTGCATGGGCGCTGCCTGAAGCTGAGATGGCCGAGAAGCTGGTCAAGATGGGCATCCCCAAGACTGCGATATATGAAACCAAACTCGTGTCTCCCGCCAAGGCTGAGAAGCTGACTTGGGAAAAGCGCGATGGCACCAAGGTCACACTGACCGAGCGCCAACTCAAACGCATGGACCAGGAGTACGTCAGCAAGCTGGCTGGCAAGCTCACCGTGGCCCCTGAATCTGACAGCCGACCCGCTGTCATCACCAATGCTGCGCCGCTGTTTAGCGCAGTAGATGAAGGTCGTGTAGCTGGCGATTTCACGACCAAAATCGAATACACCGTGAACAACGGTGTTGTCCAAGTTCAGTCTGTTGAACAGACTGAAGTCCTGCCCTCGTGGCTTTCGTAAATCAATGGAGTAACCGTAATGTCCGACATCATTTTTCTGTCCAATGTCCGTTTGTCTTTTCCCCACCTCGCAGAACCCCAAAAGCAGGTGAACGAGGCCACTGGTGCCACTCGCATCAGTTACAACGCCGAGTTCTTGATGCCGCAGGATCACCCTGGCTTCGCTCAATTCATGGCACGTTATGGTGCTATTGCGTTGCAGAAGTGGAAAGAGCACGCTCAAGCCGTTATGCAAATGATTCAGAACGACCGCAAGACCCGCTGCTTTGGTCGTGGTGAGGAAAAGATTAGCCGCAAAACCATGCAGCCATACGATGGTTATGCTGGCAACATCTACATCACTGCTGGCCGCGACACTGCACCGCAAATGATCCAAGCTGACGGCTCACCTGTTGACCCAGCCAACACGATGGCCTATCAACAGTTGGCCCGTAAGATGTACGGTGGTTGCCGAGTCAACGCTGCTATCAAGCCTTGGCCGCAGGACAACAAGGTTGGCCGTGGCATCCGCTGCGACCTGATCGCTGTCCAGTTCGCCGGTGATGACACACCGTTTGGCGAAGGCGCTACCGATGCGTCTGGTTTGTTTGGTGCTGTGGCTGGTGGTGCTCCTGCTGGCTTTGGTGGTGCCAATCCTTACAACGCCATGCCTGCTGCACCGTTTGCACAGCCAGGTCTGCCATCCTTCTTGGGCGGTCAGTAATCGAATCGGGGCTGAAAGCGGATGCTGTGGTGACGCATGGCCCATAGCCATGAAAGTTGCAGTGCAGCGAGTAAGCCCCACCTTGTAAGGAGTAAGAGTAATGCCAAAAGGTTTTAAGCACGGTTTAAGATACACACCGGAGTACACGGTGTGGATTAGTATGCGCCAGCGTTGTCTCAATCCACACGGACATGACGCGAAATATTATGATGGCATCGCGTTATGTGATGAATGGAATGACCCTGTGCAGTTTGTTGCAGACATGGGCAAACGTCCCAGCATGCGTCATCAAATCGACCGAATCGACAATACCAAAGGTTACTCTAAGGACAATTGCAGATGGGTTGAAAAAGCTCCGCAAATGCGGAACACCAGAGCCTCAAAATGGTGGTTTATTTACGGCGTGAGATATGACAGTCTGAGTGAGGCTGCTGCTGCGGTAGGCGTTACCATTAGTCGTGTCAAAGCATGGTGCGAAGGGCGCACCGATGGTGGCTACACATACCCTCCGAAACCAAATTGCTGGTCGGAGAAAAAGTATGTCTGACACATGGGTCTACGATATTGAAACATACGTCAATGTCTTCACAGTCGCATTTGAACACGCCGATGTGCCTATCAAACTCATGTTTGAAATCAGCGACCAGCGCAACGACTCCAAAGAGATCATTGAGTTTTTACGCTATCTCTCGGATACGAGCGCCCGGATGGTCGGGTTCAACAACTTGGGGTTCGACTACCCCGTCATCCATACGCTGATGCAGATGGGCCACAGCGATGCCCAGACGCTGTACAACAAGGCGATGGCAATCATCACGGCGCAAGACGGTGACGAAAGCCGTTGGATGCACCAGGTCAAGCCATCAGACCGCCACGTCGAGCAGATCGACCTGTTCAAGATTCACCACTTTGACAACAAGGCTCGGTCCACCAGTCTCAAGATGCTGGAGTTCAACATGCGCTCCGACAGCATCGAGGACTTGCCGTTCAAGGTGGGCACCACACTCACACCGGGCGAGATCGTCAAGCTCAAGCAGTACAACGCACACGATGTGTCGCAGACCAAGGCGTTCCTGCACAAGTCGATGGGCATGATCCGGTTCCGCGAAGAGTTGACTCAGAAGTACAACCGGGACTTCATGAACCACAACGACACCAAGATCGGCAAAGACTACTTTGCCATGAGGCTGGAAGAGGCCGGTGTCGCCCTGTACGACTTCGGCCCCAAAGGTCGCACACCTCGGCAGACCAAGCGCCCGGTGATCCATCTCAAGGACGCCATACTGCCGTGGATCACGTTCCACTCGCCCGAGTTCAACCGGGTGCTGGGCTGGCTCAAGGATCAGTCAATCACCGAAACCAAGGGAGTCTTCAATGACCTTACTGCAGGTGTCAACGGTTTTACTTTTGTGTTTGGTCTGGGTGGCATTCATGGAAGTATCGAGTCGGAAGTCATCGAGTCGGATGACCAACATGTCATTGTTGATCTTGATGTCACTTCTTACTATCCCAATCTGGCTATCACTAACGGTTTTTATCCTGAGCATCTTGGCAAAGAGTTTGTAACTATTTACAAGAACCTGTTCGAGCAGCGCAAGTCGTACCCCAAGAAGTCAGCCGAGTCAGCCATGCTAAAGCTGGCGCTCAACGGCGTCTACGGTGACAGCAACAACCAGTTCTCTGTGTTCTACGACCCGCTGTTCACCATGAGCATCACGCTCAACGGCCAACTGCTGCTGTGTGTGCTGGCCGAGGGGCTGCTGGAGATCGACGGGCTGCGCTTGATCCAAGTGAACACTGACGGCTTGACCGTGCGGGTGCCCCGTGCCAACAAGTGGCTGGTGGACACCGCTGCCGCAGCATGGCAGCAGCGCACCGGATTGAACCTTGAAGAAGCCGTCTACAAGGCCATGATGATCCGCGATGTGAACAACTACATCGGCGTGTTTGAGAACGGCAGCACCAAGCGCAAGGGTGCCTACGAGCACGACATGGAGTGGCACCAGAACCACGGTGGTCTAGTGATTGCCAAGGTGGCCGAGAAGGTGTTGGTCGAGGGTGCGCCCATCCGCGAGACTGTGGAGCAGTGGCCCGAGATCATGGACTTCATGCTGCGTACCAAAGTGCCGCGCTCCAGCTATCTGGCAATCGAGCGCGATGGTGTGACCTCGCAGCTTCAGAACATCACGCGCTACTACATTGCCGAGGGTGGTGGGCACCTGTTCAAGTGGATGCCGCCCCTCAAGACCAAGCCGGGTGTGTGGCGCAAGATTGGTGTGGAGTCTGGGTGGGGTGTTCAGCCGTGCAATGACATTCGTGACGCTGGCAAGCTGCCAGTGGATTTTGATTATTACGTCAGAGAAGTGGAGAAACTATGTCTGGGCCTAGCATGATTGAAATGACCCTTGAGGAAATCGAGGAGTGGAACAAAAAGACCGCACTGAACAAACAAGTAGCCGGTAACCACTACAAAGACTTGCCGATCCAGCCAGTTGAGTTCATTTACGCCAACGCGATTGGCTACTTTGAGGGCAACGTGATCAAGTACGTGTCCCGCTGGCGCAAGAAAAATGGCATTGCTGATCTTGAGAAGGCCAAGCACTACATCGAGTTGCTGATCGAATTGGAGAACCGCCGTGCTGGAAAAACAAATTGAGTCCAAGGTCTGCGACTACGCCAAGTCCAAGGGTGTGCTGGCGTACAAGTTCACCAGTCCTGCCCGTGCCGCTGTGCCTGATCGTCTGTTCATCGGACCTGATGGGCGCATGTGGTTTTGCGAGTTCAAGCGCGAGGGTCAAGTGCCCACGCCAGCGCAGTACCGAGAGCACGACAAGCTGCGCCAGCAGATGGTCAACGTGTTTGTCATTGACAACGTGGCCGAGGGTAAGTTGATGGTTGACGTGATGGTGATGGGATGCTGATATGAACGAATGGCGTGACATTGAAGGCTTTGATATGTATGAGGTCAACGCGCAAGGACAGGTGCGCCGCAAAGCGCAAATCCTTAAGCCTGGATCAATTCCCACTGGGCATCTGACAGTCGGACTGTGTCGAGGTAAAGGGAAACCAAAAAGCATGTACGTACACCGACTCGTGGCGCTTGCTTTTTTAAAGAACCCTGACAACAGGCCTCTTGTGAATCACAAGAACGGCAATCCTAAAGACAACCGACTCGACAACCTTGAGTGGGCAACGTACTCTGAAAACATTGCTCACGGTTACCAAAGCAATGGACGCAGAGCCGCACATGAATTAAGAGTAATTGCTGTTGACGATAACGGTGAATTGGTTATGTCATTCCGCAGCGGGGCAGACGCCGCAAAAATGTTAGGTGTAACCACATCGGCAATTTGGTCAGCTATTCGTAGAAATGGCACATGTGCCGGTTACAAATGGATTCGTCATGCTGACACCTGATCTACTTCACGACTACCAAAAGAAAGCGGTTAACTTTCAATGCACTCATGCTCAGTCAATGCTATGGCTCGATATGGGATTAGGGAAGACTGTAATTACACTGACAAGCATTTCTCATTTGATCCGCACTGGATTTCTAAAAGGCGTTGTCATTGTTGCTCCCATTCGAGTGTTGCGACTTGTGTGGCGTCAAGAAGCGATGAAATGGCATCACACCAAGGATTTAAAATTTAGTTTGGTTACAGGTACAAAAGATCAGCGCACCCGCGCCTTGCTGCGCCCCGCTGACATCTACCTTGTGAACTATGACGTACTCGGTTGGCTCTCTGAGACATTGCAGACCTACTTCGTCAAAAAGGATCGCCCGATGCCGTTTAACGGAATCATCTGGGACGAGATCAGCAAGATGAAGAACAGCGCCACGAACCGGGTCAAAGCGTTTCGCAAGATTGCTGACAAGTTCGACTGGGCAACGGGCCTCACCGGCACCCCGGCAAGCAACGGGTACAAAGACCTGCATGGTCAGTTCCTCGTGGTGGACCGTGGTGAGCGCCTGGGCACCAGCAAGACCCAGTTTAAGACCCGGTTTTACCGCAAGGTCGGACCATACAAGGAACTGCCCTACGAGGACACCGAGGACACGATCAAGAAGCTGATCGGTGACATCACGCTGGAGATGTCGGCCGAGGACTACAACCCCCTGCCCGACCTGATGGTCAACAACATCGAGATCGAGATGCCCGATGACCTGCGTACCAAGTACGAGAAGATGGAAAAGGAGTTCTTCTTGGTGCTGGACAGCGGCAAGGAAGTCGAGGCGTTCAACCAAGCATCGCTGACCAACAAGTGTCTTCAGTTCTCCAACGGCGCTATGTACCCGGTGGCCGGGATGCCGCTGTGGGAGCCTGTGCATGACTTGAAGCTGGACGCTCTTGAAGACATCATCGACGAAGCCCAAGGCTCACCGATCCTGTGTGCGTATGCGTACAGATCAGATGCTGCCAGGATCATGGAGAAGTTTAAGCACCTCGACCCGATCAACCTGACCGAGTGCAAGAGCGAGACATCACTGACCAACGCCATGCACCGCTGGAAGACTGGCGACTGTTCCTTGATGATCGGCCACCCTGCATCGATGGGTCACGGTATTGATGGCCTTCAGAAGAACGGCCACATCCTCGTGTGGTATGGCCTCAACTGGTCGTTAGACCTGTATGAGCAGTTCAACGCCCGAGTGCGCCGCCAAGGTCAAGGGGTGCCCGTGATCTGTCACCGCATCATGTGCAAGGACACCCTTGACCAAGCACAGGGCATGGCACTGGATGACAAGGCCACTACGCAGGCCGGACTTCGTAACGCTGTAAAACAATATCGCATATCTAAAAATGTGTGATACACTTGTGTCACATCAACCACTGGAGTAAATGTAATGATCAACGAACTGAGAAAACTGTGGGCCACACCAAGTGCCGAGGTGCTGGCGCTCAAAGAGTTGGAGGAGTCCAAGCGCAGGCTGCTGGAGGCTCAGACAGCCCGTGAGTATGCCGAGTCCATGTGCAAGTACCGCGAGGCGCAGATCAAGCGTCTGACGGCCTATCTGCACAACGCCACGGAGACACCATGACCCCCGTGCGGCAGAAAAAAATACGCACCGTGCTTCGCGCACATCCGAGTGGCATGACGCCCAATGAGATCGCGCAAGCCACGGGCATGCACGTTGCCAACATTAGGACATCACTGCGGACCATGCCCGACACCTACGTTGATCGTTGGCGCATGGGCAAACGTGGGCAGTACGAGAAGGTGTGGATCGCTGTGCCTGTGCCTGATGACTGCCCTCACCCCAAAGATCGATTGAAGTGGGGTGTGAATTACAGGAAACCAAAAACTCAATGGGTTATCACGGAAGCGTATGCCACGGCCTAAACCACCAGAGCCAATTAGGGCGAGGGAGATCAGACTCTCGGACGCCCAGATGGCGCGATTCAAAGCACTTGGCGGCTCAAAGTGGCTGCGCGACTACCTCGACCAAAAGGAGACACCATGCCCAACTGTTGTGATGAATACGGAAACTGCAATCAAGGCCGGGACTGTCCGATCCGTGTGGCGACATATCGTCCGGTGATGAGGGCAGCAGACCCGCTGCCACCAAGCATCTGGCGTGACCAACTCAAGCGGCTGGGCTACTGGGTGCTGATGGCAATCTTGGGTCTGACCATCTGGCCCCTGCTGGCCTACGCCGTCTTGAGTTAGACGAACAGGCGAGTGCCCTTGTTGTCAATGATCAGCGCCTGCCTGCGAGGCGCTGTGTCCACGCTGCTGGGTACGCTGATGTGAATCCAGCGGTCATACTCGCGGATGATCTGGTCGTAAGGTATGCCACTGGCGATGATCTTGCGGCACACCTCGTCAGGGGTTGTGCCTGGCACCTTGAAGTCGGCCGCGCACCCGAGTCGGTGCTGGCTGGTGTCTTTGCTGCCCACGGCATCGTTGACCTTTTTGGTTCGCAGGCCGGACGAGATCATGATGGGCTTGCCGCCCATGACCACTTTGACCTGTTCCAAAAAGTCAGCCAGGCGTTTGAGGTTGGCGAGTTCAGCTTCGTTGGGGCTGTTGTCCCAGCCGTTGCGTTCGGCGGTTTCCGAGGCTGTGAGTTCTTCAAGTGTGAAGTGTGGGGTCAAGTTCATTTTTTACCTTTCATGTCCATGATTTTTTCAAGAGTGCGGCCACCAAAGTAGAAGGACATGACAAGCATGCCCCACTGCCCCAGCAGTTCCACAAATGCGTCAGCGATGTCGATCAGTGCAGCATCAAGTATCGCCAGCAGCAGGTACGCCACCAAGATGTAGACCAGCGTCATGGGGCGAATGTTTTTGGACAGCCACGAGTCGGATGACATGTCGGCCTTGAGGCGGTCGGTCAGGTTGTTCTGCTCGGTCTTGTACAAGTCGGTGTCGTTTGCCATCTTGGCAAGTTCACCGTCCTGCGCCATCTTTGCCAACTCCATTTGAGCCTTGGCCTTGGCCTCGGGGTCCGGGATCAGCTTGTCGATGAGCTTACCGCCCACGTTTAAAAGCGCGTCAAGTGCGAACATATCAATTTCCCCTTTTGGTTAGCATGGCGCTGGCAATCTCCAGCATGAATTTTATCTGTTGAATGTCCTGCGGTGGCTCTGCCCAGCCCACGGTAACCTGGCCCACGAACCGATGGCTGTCTGGGGGTACGCTGACCCGGCAGGTGAACGTCACGCCTTTCTCGATGTACCAAAGCCCCACCTCGGACTGGGCGTAGCGGTACTCAGAGCAGGGAATCTCGTTGGTCATCAGCTTGATGATGTCAGCATTGTTGGCCGAGTTCTGGCTGAACAGGCCAACGTCGATGTCTTCAATGCTCTTATCCCGACCGTCCTTGGTGTACGCCCTGTACAGCACCCGGCTGCCGAACAGTGGGTTGACCTTGAAGATGGCGACCACGGTTGCGCCAGTCTTTTTGAACAGCATCGAGCTAGCATCGTCTGCTCGACTGGTGTTGATTTCTGGCAGCTTCTTGGATTCCTTGTAGGCATCCCGCATGAAATCCTGGTTCTGCCACAGGAAGTAACCAGAGAAGGCCACCACACCCATGATGAGGATGGCAAACAGCTTGAACGGCGAGTCCACATACCCGAGCACCTTGTCGAGTGTGGAGTTGGCGTTCAGCTTCTCGTCGCTCATCGCAGATACTTTACGTACAGCACGATGCCGTAAATGATCAGCCCGGTCAATATGACTGCGGCCATGCCCAAGACGATCTGCTCGGTAAGCCTTGCAGCGCGTTCTGCTCTACGTGCTGCTTCACGGGCGGCAGCTTCTTTTTGTTCACGGCGGCGGCGTGATGCGGCAGCTTGGAACTTGACCCAGTCATCCCACATGCCGGGGCGTCCAGCGTAGACCATGCGCTCACGCAACTCTTCTTCTTGCTGCTTAAGGCGCTCCAGCGCCATGAACTCTTCAAGATCAGAGCCGTTGCCCTTCTGGGTGGCTTTTTCTTGAATCTTGGCTTTGTTGTCGAAGTAGTCAAAGACCCGTGAGCCAAGCTGGTGCAACTCTTTGCCGTTGGCAAGAGCAGCCTTGATGACTGCAAACGCAGCGTTGGCCGCAGCAATTTCCGCAATCATCTCAGCACCTCAACTACAATTTTCACCACCCAAATGACAAGACCAACAATGAAGGCTGCCGCGACCAAGGCCTCGGCAAAGTCTTTCATTTGTCAGCTTTCCCGTCCAGCTTGTCGAAAATCTGCTTGAGAATCGACTTGATTTCAGCGATGTCGGACCTGTAGTCATCCTTTGCCACGTAGGTGTGCGGCAACTCGTTGACCTTATCCTCCAGCCGCTGGATCGTGCGGGTCAGATTGTTGATGACGTAGATCGCCAAGAACCCTGCAACGGATACGACCAAGTTGAAGAGTTGTTGGTTGTCCATGTCACACCAGCGAATCGGCAATCAGTTTGAGTTCAGGCACACCGGGGGCAGCGTCAATGTCCGACTGGATCGCGGCGTACTTGTCGCGCACGGCTTGACGAGCAGCTTCAGCAGCAGCGGCTTCTGAGGGAATGGTGGCCTTGACGTCCAGAGGTGCGAACTCAGCGGTGCGCTTGGCACGGCGAATGTCGTGGACAATGGTACGGGCTTTGTCGAGGTTGACGTTGATCATGCTGTGTATTCCCATGCGTTACGGAATGTACGGTCTTCGGGGATGTCGGACACATCCACAATCTTGAAGGGCTTGCCCTCCGGCACATCTTTGGCCGCAATGGCCTCAATGGTCAGGCCGCACTCGGCAGCAGGCACGATCACGGCCACGCCGCCATCGTCAGTGGGATAAATAATTCGTTTGTTCATTTTGGTTCCTTTGATTTAGCGGAAAATGTTCACGTTGACTTGCGAGGCATCCGTGTAGCCAACAGACGTTCTTGCCAATAAAATTGCACAAGAGCTAGTGGACGATGTTGATCTACAAACCACCCAAGGATTTGAGTTATCTGGGTCCGAAGTGCCAGCTATCGCATAATTCGCATCCGTCATCGCTGTTGTGAAGTTAATTGTGTAACTTCCTGTACCGTTATCCGTGATGCTGGTGACGTTCCCGGACGCACGAATAGCCACAGTGCCTGTGCCGTTGAAGTTGACCCATGCGCGGCACAGGTACGAGGGTGTTGCGCCTGAAGGTGTCGCCAGCAGCGATGTGCCAAGCGTCACGTTGTCGGTGAACGTGGTAGGCCCACCAATAGTTCCCGATCCGCTGATTGTGATTGTCATGATTTACCTTTCAACGGAAGATAGCTACGTTCATTGACTCAAAATCTGTCGCACTACCCGCATTATCTTTCGAAGTAATTCTTAACCCAGTTGCCCCTGTTGAGTAAATATAGACAACTCTGGCCGCAGCCGCTGAACCGTTAAGCGTCTGCGCGTAACTACAAGTTGGCGCATAGTTTGCGTCACTCATGGCGGTGGTGAAGTTTGTTGTGTAATCACCAGTCCCGTTGTCCGTGATACTCGACACGTTGAAGCTGGCCCGGATCGCCACAGTACCCGTGCCGTTGAAGTTCACCCAGGCTCGGCAGAACGTGCCAATCTCAGTACCAGACGAGTTTTGAACCGCTGGAGGCAGTGTGTTTTGCGACTTGATTGTCGCTACGCTCAGTGTGCTCATGGTGGTTTACTCGTACAAGATGTTGATGGAGCCAGCGTCGAAGGTGTCAGTGCCGTTGACAGTGGTGATGCGTACTCGGTCAAGGGTGCCGGATAAAGTTACTGACCCACCGGAATAAAAAAGAGAAGCTCCGCCTGAAAACCCTCCAACTATGGTGCAGACCCATGAATTTCCGCTAAGGTTGGTAAAGGTTGCAAGGCCATGCAGCACGTTTGACCCAGAGTTGCTGTTTATCCCGATGCCGGTGGTGTAGTTGTTTGTCGCCACAGTTGTGGATTGGTTTCCACCTGCAGCGCTGTAACCGCTGGTTTGAACAGAGCCACTGCCAATTTGAAAAAGCGGGTTACTTGTGCCACTTGTAGACACACCGCTAAACATCACGGTGATCCGCTTGACCCACGATGGGATTGAGGTAAAGTCAATCGAAGTGCCCGAGGTGGAGGCCACAGCAGTACCGGACACCAGAGGTGCCAGTGTGTTTGAAACGGGTACAAGGGTCTGAGTGAAGTTGCTTGCCGTGGCAGGTGGATTTACCTCGACACTGCCGCCACTGGTTGAAACTAATTTAACGCCCATGATGGTTCCTTAAACGATGGTCCAGACGCTCGGGTCTGTCACGGTGACGGTGACACCGTCATTGATGGAAATGGGTCCAAACGTACCGGCGTTCACAGTCGATGGGATGGTGTAGTCATTCGCCACAACCTGCGCGTTCTCAAAGAACACGGAGTCAGTGCCACCACCTGTTGCACCGCCACCTAGGGCACCCCAAGCGCCGTTGTAGCCTTCAAACTTGGTCGTGGTGCTATTGTAGCGAACCATGCCCTCTTCGGGTGCAGCGGGGCGCTCACCCGTGGTGCCCACGTTCAAGATGGCAGCACCCGTGGACTCAAGGGTCAACAAGTCAACCACGTTCAAGTTGGTGAAAGTGCCCTCGTTGGGCACATCGCTACCGATGGCTGGAGGTGATGCGAACGAGTTGGTGGTCACTGGCACCGACACATAGTCCACCGTGAACAGGGGCACGTTGTCGGCGTCTGTCAGGGTGTACTTGTAGGTGATCGAGTCGGCCAGCCACACGTTGGCCTGACCCGCCGAGTCCAGAATGATCGGGTTGGTGTTCAGGTTGGCTTGGGTGTTGTCGGTGTACGTGGCGATGGGGGTCGTGGTACCCGCAGCGTAGGTGTACAGCTTGCCACCGACCAATGGCAGACCATCAGTCCCGAAGAACTGTAGTTTGGGGGATGGGGAGAGTGAAGCCATGTCTTGGTCCTTGGTGGATTCTAGCCGATGTTACTTGGCAAGTGCGTTTTGTATTTCCTGCTCGGGTGACAGCATGTTGCGCTGAAACGCCCGAGTCTTTGGACCCTGACCACCAGTCTTGACGGGACGGGCCTTACGGAACTGCTCCTCAAGGGTTTCCAACATGCTAGTCATCTGCTCACGTTTCATCATGGCGTCTTGGCGCAGACGCTCATTGTCGGCACGGGCAATGATGTCATCGAGCATCTTTGCTTTTTGCTGCGCCTTGGTGATGGCTTCCTGAACCCACTCACGATCCAGCATTTTGGCCGCAATGGCTTTGTCGTTCAGCGTCTTCATGCCGGGCACAACTTCGGCCAAATCGACTTTAGTCTTGTCCCATGCAATCTTCTGCTCGGCCGACATCAGGGCTGGCGACTTGCCGGACGCCAGCAGATCGGCAGCACCAGACAAACTCTTGCCGGTGCTCTCAATAATCTGGATGTCTGGGGTCATGCCGCGAGTGCCCTCGGCACCGGGCACCAGTTTGCCGGTAACCGGATCAATGTCCAGCACCATGCCACCACGGGCTGGCTGACGGGCTGCCGATTCGGCAGCAGCTTGCTGGGCCTCTTGTGCGGCAACACGTTGCGCCACAAAATCGCGGTCCATGACATCTTCTCTGCGAAGTCGGTTCATTTGCACTTCAGCAGTAGACGGCACATTTGGGTTGTACCCCAGTGTGTTGGGAAGCGGCGCTTCAGGTGTGCCGGGTACGACACGGGGACCGTACTGCTCACCCTGCATTACGAAATTGGGAGGCGTGAACGTAGATTGGCTGTAATCGTAGGGGGCCAATGCGTTAACGGGCACGTTTGGTTCAACGGGTTTCAAACCAGTTGAAATTGGCCGAAAGTCGGCTGGCATGGCATTGGCAGCTTGATATTTTGGCGACATCATTCGCTTGGCACTGGCTGCGCTGGCAATGTACCCAGCACCAGCACCAAGTGCCGCACCTGGAACACCTCCCACAATAAAGCCCAAAGTGCCACCAACACCTGATCGCGTCAGTCGGGGCTTGATGTCAGCACTGACAACATCGGTGCCTACGACTTTGGGAAAGTTTGCAGCAACTTTGCCAATGTCAGCACCCACACCAGTCATGTTCCCCTTGCGCTCATCGAGCAGCTTGGCATACGCCTTGGGGTCCACGGTGCCGGTTGCGTAATCCAGTGCTCGTTCGTGATCGTAAATCTGAGCCATGCGTTGACGCGCTTGACGAAGATTTGTCAGCGTCTGAGGATCAGGCGCATTCTCGTCAATCATTTTCTCAAGAGCATTTGCAATGCCCATTTGAGCATCGGCGCGTGCTACATCAGCAGCCGCAGGGTTGTTACCCTTGTCACGGGCTTTGTACACACTTTGGGCAGTTCGGCGCAATTGACGAATGTCGTCAATAATTTGGGCACCGCTGCGGCCAGCTTGAAGTTCTGTGACAGCATCGTCAATCAGCGCACGAGCAGCAGACGCTTGGGCTTTACCACCCAACGTGGCAGGTTTGTCAAGCGCCAAAATTGACGACAAAACATCATCGCTGGCTTGAAGTACAGGCATCGCACGAATTGGGTCGTATGGCGCACTGGCAACGTCCAATGCGCGATTGATTGCAGCATCGTCAAGTTTCTCGGCTGCTGCAACACCCAAGTCATTTCGCACCTGTTCTGTAATTTTTTCCAAGTTGAACTTAGACAAACGAGCGTCAATGTCGGCCGTACCACCAAGCACGGACTTCATCTTGTTGGCGACTGTTGGGTTGGACTCGGCGGGGTTCAAAGCAACACCCAGGCGCTGACCAGCTTGCGCGGCGTCAATTCGAGGGGCGTTCTTGTAGCTTTCAGCAACACGCGCTTCCTGAACCCGTTGTTGACGTGCCTCAAGCGGTGCCTTGATGACAGGTGCGACTTGCTGCACGGCAGGTCGAGCCAGCGTAGCCATGTTGCCCATTACGTTTAACGGCACACCCTGCAAACCAGTGCTGGCAAGCGCGTTACCGATTGCTTGCGTTTGGCGCTCCGACTCAGGACTGACCGGCGACTGAAAAAACTGTTGGACTTTGCGACCAGTTTCCTCACCAGCACGAATGCCAGCCTGCGTACCATACTTACCGCTGGTCAAGGTGCCGTAGATTTTTGCGCCTTCCACAATGGGCGCTGTGATTGCGCTGGTGCCCAACGTAACAGCAGTCTCCAGTGGAGCCATCAGCTTGCCAAAAAAGCCCGACTCGGGGCGCTCCGGGGCAGCGGTCGATGCAGGCGCTTGAACGCTAGAACCAGGGATTTGACTCGCAAGGTCGCCTGTAGTCGATTGTTGCAAACGCAACCGGGCACTGGCAAGAGCCAATGCTTGCTGCTGTTCTACGGTCATTTGGCCCATAGTTTTCGCTCCTCCGGTGTCATTACATTCCAAAGCGATGCATCAACACCTTTAGGTGCCGGAATATCAGCCGCAGCAGCAGGTTCACTTGAGCCAGTCAAAGAACTCATTGCCGCATCCATCTTGGGCGTCCATGCTTTACCTGCGCGAACTTTAGCGTCTTTGATCAAATTCGTCATCCGGGCCTGCTTTGCTTCGCGGGTGCCCTTATCGTCAGTGTACGATGGGATGTACGCCTCAAATGCGCCCTGCAACTGTTCTTTGTTGTACGCCGCACCGGTTGCCAAGTACAACAGCGCGTCCAGCGCATCACGTTGAGCACCGTTGACAATTTGACGATTTGTGCTTCGAGCCACGTTGGCCGCGCCTTCAAGACCCACAGATTTAAGTGATGCCTCAGTGCCACCGGGGGCCAAAGCTTTCGGATCTTTCTTGGTGATTTTTCCAATCTCGTCGGCAGCGTTGAGCACCCGCGCAATGTTGTACGAGGCTTGTTGTTCGGAAACAGAAATGTCTTTGCTTTTGGGTGCCCCTTTTACAGGAGCACCGGGTTCCCCAGAAACAGTACCACCCATCGTGACAGGCGTTGCTTGCAATGTTCGCTTATTGATGCCGACAAACGAGCCGTCTTCGGTTTGTTGCAGTTCATATCCTGGGTTGGATTTTTCCCAAGCCAATCGTGCTTGCGCCACGCCAAGATTACCCTGAGACACTCTCAATTGCTTTTGAGCAATCTCGTTTTGCGCGATCTGAGCAGGCGTCATCTGGAACGCAGCACCAGTACCCTGCACCACGGTAGCTTTATCACTAAATGCGGGGATTTGCACGATGCCTGTCGGGCCAACGCTTGTTGTCGGCTTTAACTCGCCAGCACTTGCACCAGATTGCGCCAGCACCCGCACTCTGTCGGCAGGGGACAACGCCAGCAACTGACTGACCGTAGTCTTTACTTGCTCTGGCGTGTACAAGCCTTGCAACACTGCGTCTTCACCAAACGCGATGATGTTTGCATCAGACGGGTTAGCCGACAAACCACGCCTCAACTCGTCACCAAATTTACGTTTGGCAGCCTGTATTTCAAGTTTCGTCTTATCTGCGGCCAGTTGAGCAGTTTCGGCTTCACTGCGTGTTTTTTGAATCGCAGGCAATTGAGCACCAGCGCCACGAGCAGCCACCAAACCTGTCAGTTTGTTGTAATCGATTTTGCCAGTAGCGGGGTCAATTGATTGAGCATACGCTTCGGACAATGCATTTTGGGTTGATTCAGCCCGTTGAGCTGCGCCCAATTGGTAACGCGCAAGATCTTGAGCCTGCTGACCACTCATGATCTGTTGAATTTGAGCGTACTGAGCCAGCGCGTTCGGAGCCTGAATTTCAGGCTGACGAAAGCTCATTGCAATGTTGGGGTTTACGAGTGCCATGATTAATACTCCCCTTCGCCAAAAGTCATACCACCACGAGGGTTGGAATTACGACTTAACGCTTGTTGCAAAAGCGCGTTACTGGCCTGATTTTGCTGGTAGTTCAAATACTGACCCAAGCCACCAGACGCTGCGTTTGCTACACCCATGTATCCAGATGCCCGAGCTTGGGCACCTGCACCAATGGCCTCGCCAGCAGCATTTGCATAATTTTGACCCGCCGCACCTAGCTGGTTGGTGGATGTTTGACCTATTCCTGCAAGGGATTGCAACGGGTTAAGTCGTGCGTTGCGTTCGGTCTGGTAACGGTTGAAAGCGTTGGTGTATTCTTGCGACCCCATTTCCTGACCATATCGAGTTGCAGCTTTTAAAGCGCCGCCCGAGATCAGACCACCACGGGCAGCAGCTTGGCGTTCAAGTGCTTTTTGACCCTCGGACAATCGAAACGCATAACCGGGGTCAGCTTGGAACTGGTCCTTGCCAAAGGGGGTGTATCTAGACGCCGCCTCAAGTTCAGGCAAAGCGCGAATACCGGCTTCACGAAAAGGTGCTTGCAATTCAACTTGGCGGTCAAACTGTTGACGTTGCAGATCGCTAGCGCGATCAGCTGCCGCAGCTTGCGTGTCTGCTGCCTCGCTTGAAGCATACGCACCAATTGCCGCACTGCCTATAATGGCCGCCGCTGTACCTATTGCCATGATGACACCTCTTTAATAAATGTGCGCTCCATTGGCTTGAACCCTGCGCGAATGTATAGATTTTCCATCTTTTTTGCCCTGCTGTCTTCTAGGGCAATCATGAAAAGTGCCGAGGCGTTGTGCTCTTTGGCCCAATCCTCGATTTGTTTGAACATTTTACCGCCTGCGCCGCTGCCTCTTGACTTTGGCGTTAACCACCACCAAAGCTCTTGAACCACAAGTGCCGAGGGGTTGAAGTACAGCGGGTAGACCAGTGCGCCGCAAATGCCCACAATTTCACCATCAATCTCAGCAAGCCATATACCAACAGTGTCGTTTTTCAATGACGCAAGGTAAAACTTTGAGTAGCCCGGCGCGTCAAAATCAATTGACCCGTGCATGGGGGATGCCATGTGAAACGACTGCGCCAATTTAACATATTGGGGCAAATCTGCTTCAGTGGCTTTGCGAACAATTGTCATGTCACCTCGCGCCCGGAAATCCGAATGTTGATGGCGCTTGCCGCACTGGCAATGGTCGAGATAAACGCCGCAGTCGGCAAAATCTGACCCACCAGTTCTGGGAAAGTGTAGACCTCAGATGCGGTCAATGTCTTGGTCTTGGTGATCAAGTTGTTGTCCCCAGGTGTGTCCGAGCCTGTGACCAAGTTTACACTGATTGTCGCCGTGGAGCCACTGATGTTTGTGGCCGTGAACTTGTCGATGATGGTGGCCGAAGCATTGGTGGGAACAATGTACTGGGTCGTTTGGGTGTCTTCGATCAGCTTGGCAGGCACTAGGTTTCGGGCAGTTACTGTCATGGGATTCCTTAAGTGATGGTCCATGTCGAGCCTGTGGGCACCGTCACGGTGACACCTGACGCCACGGAAATCGGTCCTGCCGACAGAGCGTTGTTACCCGAGGTGATCGAGTAATTGGCCGTGATCGACGCATTATTTTCCCACAGACCAAATGCCGTGATGTTGCTGCTGCCACCCGAAGGGGCTGCCCACTTGACCCCAGTTGCAGCGGTTGCGTCAGCCGTCAGCACGTAGGTGTCAGTGCCCACGGCCAGTCGGACGTTATTTGTGCCGTTGTCAACGATCAGGTCGCCCTTGGTCGTGGTGGGAGCCAGCGCATCGAACGCTGCGGTCTGAGTGGTTTGCCCGGTGCCGCCATTGGCGATTGCCACGGTGCCGGTCACGTTGGCAGCGGTGCCCGTGGTGTTCTGGTTTAGGGTTGGGAAGTCGGCCGCAACCGCAATCGTCAACGCACCCGTGGTCGTGGTGGACTTCAGAATGCCGGTCGCCAGCGCACTGGTGCCAGCCGAATAGTCGGTGCCTGCTGTGGCAGCCGACATGGCCGTGCCGTTGCCCTTGAGCAGCCCGGTGATGCTGGTTGTAAGGGTTAGAGAGGGCGTTGTGCCCCCGCTGGAGGTACCAGCGAACCCGTTGGCCGATGTCACGGCCACAGAGGTCAGATACGCCCCGGCAGGCTGCTTTGCGTTGAACGTGTTCCAGTCGGTGCTCGACAAATAGCCATCACTGGCCGCACCCGACTGGGTGATGCCAATTGTGGGGGTCAGGCCACCTGTTGTCGTAATGGGTGCAGTGACGCCGACTGAACTGACGTAGCTCAGGGCTGGCACATCTGCCGCCACGATTCCACGGAATGTTGGTGTGCCCGATGAGCCGTTGGGTGCAGCCAAGAATGTGTTGGCGGTCTGGGATGCAAAGTCCGAGGGGGTGACGGCCAAAGTGCCACCCAGTGTCAAACTGCCCGAAGTGGTCACGGTGCCTGTTAGGGTTAACCCGCTGACAGTGCCGGTGCCCGACACCGATGTGACTGTGCCAGTTGTAGGTGTTGCCCATGTGGGTGTAGCACCTGCACCAGCCGATGTTAAAACTTGACCACTTGTACCCTGATCGCCATCAAACTTTGTTGTACCGGTAACCTCAAGGTTCACTGTGTGCAATGTTCTACCAAAAAAGCCGTCACGCCAGTTTCTGCCACTGCTACCAATGTCTTTACTGTTGTTGGTGTTTGGGTCTAAATCAGAAACAATCCTAGCTCTTACATCTAACGTATCTGTGTTAGAAAACCCCAAGGTGGAATTGTCGTTTACCGTCAGGCTTTCAGCGGTCAGGGCGTTAACACCAGTCACGCTGCCGGTGTCGTCTATCAAAACCAAACTGTTTTGGATTAATTTGCCCGTGGTCGTGTCGTAACGAGCTACCGCATTATCTGTTGCAGAAGATGGACCAATTACATCACCGCCACCAGTACCTGCGCCGATGGCAGTGCGGAATGTGGGCGCATCCATCGTCGTGATGGTGTTGTCAGCGTTGATTTGGACGAATGTGATCGCGCTGGGGTTGGTCAGCGTGAAGAAGTTGTCGCCGACAGTTGTGGCCCCCAGCGATGTGCGGCCGGTGGCTGCCACTAGGTCGGTTGCACCGCCGTCCCATTTGAGGCGGTCAGTGTAGGCAGTGTCCCACTCGGTCTGCTTGGCCGTTGTCGGGATGGCGTAGCCTGCGGTGTAGGTGACGGCAAAAGTGCCTGCTGTGGTGATGGGGCTACCGGCAACACTCAGCCCGGTAGGAACCGACATCCCCACAGAAGTCACGGTGCCTGAGCCACCGCCCCCGCCACCAGAGTCTGGTTGAGGTGGTGGGCCAACTTGCAAGTCGTCCAGCGATATTTGGTTGCCGCCATTGCCAGCCAGGTTGAACAAGTTCAGAAAAAACCGATACCACTCACGCGACACCATCCCCGTGCGCGAGTCAATGAACTCGACACGATTGGACGGAATATTGGTTATGTTCTGTTGTTCAGGCATTGGTCGGGGTCACGATCAATTGAGCACCCATAATAGCGATCTTCACAGGGTCTGTGCCAGAAACCTCATAGACCCGGTCACGCAGCTTCAATGTCATCCCGAGGCGACGATAGATCGCCCTGCGGAAATACTCACCGATCTTGCCCATCGACATCCAATACTCGTTGGACCATGTGTGCCCGCCGTCATCGGACCAGCGCAGCATCATTTGAGGCTGGGAGCCTTGGCCCGTGTTGGTGCCGACACCAGTCTCGCAGTCGATTTGCAGACTGTGTTGCGCGGTGCGCTTGAGGTTGTTGGTGCCGGTGGGCAGTGCTCTCCACGAACGCAGCCATTTTTGAATGTCACCGTTGTCGGAGTATTCGTCAAGGTCGAATGCGTAGATGTTGCCGTTTTCAAAGTCACCCACGATCACCTGCTGGTCGTAGACAACTTGGCAGTTGGAACGGTGGCGCACAAAGTTGCCGTTGGACCAGCCAGCCCGTTCGTGCCATGCTTGGGTGGCTACATCGTAGACCCATGTGGTTTGGGCGCTTGGGAAAATCAAAACGTAGAAGGCGTGGCCGTCTTGCTGGTAGGTGTACCCGATGGCGTCTGACAAGTCGCCGTATTGCTGGATTTGCCACTCAACAGCGTGTGTTGAGATGCGCTGGCCGGTGTACCCGTTGGCGCGGTAGACGATGCCCCGGCCACGGGCGTCAGAACCCAGCCAGAACAGGCCGTTGTCGAGCTTGGCAACCGAGTAGGCCGCAGCGCAGCCAATCTCGTTGAACGCGCCTTGGATGCGCTGCAATGGGAAGTCGGGCAGACCTGCGTCATACCAGACCTCGATCGAGTTGGAACCAAACAGCCACGCCTCGCGGTGGTCAATAATCAAAGACACCAGACCGTCAGGATCACCCTCTGCGCTGGCAAAGTCCAGCGGGTCGATTGACAGGCCGTCCAGCAGCGATGTGACCCACACCCGCGAACTGTTTGGCTCGTTGAACACAAAGTAGCCGTCCAGATACCCGACCTTGACAGCGCCAGGGAAATCGGGGTCAGTAATCTTTGCAAACACCTCGGTGGTCGCGTTGTAGATGTAACTGTCCGGGTTGCAGGCAATGAAAATCTGGGTGCCGTTGTCGGCCATAGACACGGGACCAGTGCCGGTCACAGTGCCCAGTGGTTTGATTTTCCAGCGGGTGGTGTTGCCAATGACGTTCATCCGGTACACGGTGTCACCAGACACGGCGTACAGATATTCTTTGAGCGCCCACAGGCCACGGATCGGTCCAGTGCCTGCGGCAACTAGGCGGCGCAGGCCGGGGCAGCGCGACAAGAAGGCCGCAGTTTTACCACCCTCGGGAACGATCTCGGGGTACAAATTGACCATGCGGTTGTCCGCAGCGTTGACGCTACGGGCCACATAGCTAGAGCCGAGGATTGGAGAGTCCATCAGTAGTTACCGGCGTAGATGTTGAACCGCTGACGATTCGCCACAATGGCGTAAGGCAGGCTCATGATGTCGTCGGGGTTGTTGATGCGCTTCAAGTTGCGCTT